GACACAGTTAAAGTCTCAGTGCTAGCACCATCCCAAATGGTAATCTTAGTAACAGCGGAAGGTGTCCAACCGTTAGCTTGGGAAGTGTTAGTGGCAGCGTCAGCCATCGCGTTTAGCGTAAATGACGTTGCCCCCGCAATCGTCGACGTCTTCAGTGTCGTCCGCAGGGCGGTAAGGAAAAACATCTGTGCCGTGAGACCGGGCGTGGCGTTACCCGGAAGACCAGGACTTGCTTCAATATCTGTTTGCCAGTCGCAGGAACTTTCCGTGATAGTGACCTTGTGTACGATCGATTCAATCCACAGGTCCAGCGCCTTAGCTGTGGCACCTCTCGGGCGACGGTTGTAGAGGATCCTGTGGCTCACGTCAGCGCTACAGGCAAAGGACCACCCCAGAGCGGATCCGATCGCGGCAGGATGGAACTCGGCGGCAACTAAACGCTCCTGCGGGTTCTTGTAGCGCCACACGATGCCTTGCAGGATGGCGGTGGCATCGGCATCGGAGATCGTCTTGAGTGTCAAGGAGCTTGGATAGGAGCGATAGAAGTGGTTGTTGACCGACGTTAGGTCAGTAGCACTCTGAGTAGCCCCACCGATACGGTTCGCTTGCACATAGTTGACAACTTTCAGGTCGTCAACTTCGGTCTCCACAGAATCCATGTATGGAATCTCGGTAGTACCGTTATCCCCGATAGTCCAGTTAGGTGTAAGAACCTTCCAGCGTTGGTGGCGAGACTCCAGTCCGAGGAACCCGTCACCACGATTATACATGTTGCTCTGCTCATCCTGTACAACAAGGGCTAACGCATCTAAGACAGAACTACCGGCCGAATCAAACAGGCCAGTCTCGGTTTGCACACCGCCGTCAGAAGGCACTACGCCATGAATAGTTGTATTCGAATAGCCAAGAATGCGATTGAATCGCACGGCGGTGACGTCACCAGTCCAGCCGTTAGAACCAGAATTGAACAGGTTAGAAACCTGCGTGCTGCTAAGCTGATAATTGAAGATGTCGAAATGTTGAATAGAACCAACATACGGATACTGACTAGAAGCGCCATTACCGATACGGGTAGAGGAAATGTTCTGGCCAGTAGCACGTGAAGCAGTACGAGCAATATCTCCTTGCAATGTGCCGTCAACATAAAACTGCATACGAGCCTGGGAACTATAAATGATGGCAGTAATCATGTGCGATTTTCCATCATTCAATGCGTTAGTGCTATCGATCTGATCAAACAAAGTACCGTTGTAGGTTACACTAAATCGGACCTTGCCGTTGTTCTGTGTGGCAACAGTCCAGTCGTCGCCGTTGCTGTTCTGAGTTTGTGCGACAATATCACCAGCAACAGAAGGAACCTGTGTGGTGTTGATCCAAAAGTTAACCGACACGGCACCTGTAGTGGCTGAATTGATCAGCACAGGAAGTGTCAATTGTGTCCACGACACGGAAGGAACAGCAGTGTTGTCAAACGTTAACGATCCACCGTTAGGATCCCCCGCAACAATAGATGTTCCACCGAATGTGACCTTGTTGCCCGCGCCGAACGTCTGAAGAACCCCCGGGGACTGTTGAATACCTGTAGTTGGGTTCATCAATGCACCAGCCATACCAGACTTACCGTCGTCACCCAACGGCAGATACAGGTACGGGTTGATCAACTGCACCTCATTGCCGTGCACATTCAACAGTAATTGCTGCGACAAGATACCCAGAGCATCCTGAGTGGTCATAGTCAAGAGCTGTTGATAGGTGACACGATCATACGATGTGATTAGTGACTGCACAAAGTTGGTGGCCTGTACGTTAGTAGCCCCCGGCGCAGTCCACGTTGTTGCAGAACTACCCAACTCCAGTTGAAGCTGATCAGTGCACAGCGTCAAAGCAGAGCCAGCGATAGCTGTGGACGCGATATAGAACACGGTAGCAATAGTGTTAGCGGGAACCGTGAACGTGACAGTCAACCGCTGCCAAGTGCTGTTAACGGTAACTGTTGAACCAGTAACGGTGCTAAGCTGTGTAGCTGCTGAGTTGTAGCACTTAATTGTCAGGGCGCAGCCGAGAGTGGTTGTAGGGATGTTTGCATAGCAACTAAACGTGTACGTGGAACCGGGAGTCAAGTACCCGTTGCCAAAGGCCCAACCGCGAGTACCGGAAGCGGCAGCGTTAGCATAGGCCGAACTCAACATTACACTGCCCTGCAACGGAACAGTAGTACCCGAAGAAGTGACAGTGTTCAGCGTAGTGCCGGTCTGTTGCATGACCTGAAACACGGATCCCGCGCCGTAGACATCACCAGCCGTGGCAATGTTCGGTTCAAGAAGATTACTGGTAGGATTACGAACAGTAGACCAACGAACCATCTTGTGGGTTGTGATACCCGGATAGTAGATGGAAGACGTGTTATTTGGATCCAGGATCCCATCCCTGTTATCAAAAATCCAATGGTTCAAGGCCCCGCGGGCTGCGTCAAGCTCATAGTTTTTCCCGCGAGTAGTCTCAATATACCGGCAGCGGGAACCGATCTCCGTAAAGATGGGAATCTGGGTAGCATCATTAGGTGAACCAGCTACGGCAGTACCCGAGGCTGTACACCCCAAGATACCGATACCGATTTGCATTTGTGGCCAGTTAGCAATAGACGCCATTAGCGCGCACCCCGAATGCTCTGGCCGTTGTTGACGTTCACACGCTCTTCACGAAGAACCTTCTTCTGAATAGCGTTCTTCATTTCCTTACCGTCGATGTATACGGCGACTGTAATGTTGCCCGAACCGTTACCAGCGAATCCCCTCGGAGCTGAGAATCCGGAAGACCCACCACGACTGAAGTTGACCAGGTTAGCCATCGATGATGTGACCAGACCATTGGACGACTCCATCCCTTCGGCAATCATTCGACCGATGTTCGCGCCAAGAATAGCGGGAGAACCCTGGCCAGACAGGGGACCTACCTTAGCGGGGGAAGAGGGCATATGGTTTCGGACCGTAGCCGCAAGCCCAGCGGCAGCGGCGGCAACATGCGCCTCCTGTGCTGCGAGACCCCAAGCCAAGTTTGCTCCGGCAGCACTGCCGGAAAGGAACATGGAGCTAGGTAGACCACTTACCTTGTTGAGCACGCCATCGACAAGCGCGCCGGCGTTGGCACTCACTTGGGGCAGCGGAATGAGAACACCATCGGCGAAACTGTTAGCCGTTAGGTGTCCAGCGTTCTGCGCAAGACCACCACCCGATCCAAGGATGGTGATAAGAGATTTAAGACCTTCCTCGCCAGCGGCATCAACAGCTTGTTGCCCGGTCTTAATGCCATCACCGAACGACTCAGCAACCTTCTTTCCCTCGGGGCTAGGGTCAAACAACTCGTAGGCAGTTTTGATAGAACCAGTGACGGAAGCCACAGCGTCTAGAGCGGCACCGACAGCCTTGCGCATACCGGTCGAATAGTCCTCCATAGAGGTGGTGCCGTTGACGGCGAAATCGTTGGCCTTGAAGGTGGATATAATTGCCTGAGCGACTGACTGTGAAGCTGCCTGGGTTTGTGGAATACCTTTCTTGATGGCTGCGGCCATGTCGGAACCGAAAGCCTTGTTCACGTCGTCTTCAAACTCGTTGAACATGTCGTGAATCTTGCCGTCGTTTAGAGCCATCGATCCATCAAAGAACTGACCAATCAAACCATTCTTCGGCACAGGCATATTGTTGATGTCGTTAGTCAAGTTACGAAAGAAATCGTCAGCATCCTTGAACGCGCTACCCAAATCCATGCCGCTGGTCTTAGCGTCCTTAGCCGAGTTATTCAGGTCCTTGAAGAACCCGGTAACAGCAGGGAGAAGCGATTGCCCAATCTTCACAGCAAGAGAAGAAGCGGCACCTTCAGCGTCCGAGAGCTGCTGGTTTAGAGTGTTCTGGACGTCAGACCAGTTCTTGACATCCCCGCTAGCGTCAGCAGACGCTCCCTTAACCGCATCAATGTTCGACACAAACCGGGTCATGTTCTCGCCACCCAACATGAGGGCAGTGTTCAACCCGGTAGAGTCACCCATCATCTTAGCTAGGGCAGCCTCAAACGTCTGCGCAGAGGGAGAACCAGACTTGAGTGCGTCAGAGAAACCGTTAGTCTTTTCAAACAGGGTGAGGAACTGATTACCCAACGCAAATAGTTCTGGCGTAAGACTCTTAATGTCCTTCTTGTATGCGTCCGTGCTGATTGATCCGCTTGCAACAGACTGGGACCACGTCTTAAGCTGTCCAGACATAGAACCAAGCATAATGTTTAGGTCGTTTGTAGCCGAAGCAGACTGCTTGAACGTACCAAGAAGAACATTACCCGCCGGGCCCATATGCTGCATGATCGTAGTGTAAATCTGCTCCAACACACCATGAAGACCCACGTTCGGATCCTGTAGGTTGGCGGCCAGCTGCATGGAGCTCAGGCCTAACTGTCCCATCTCGGCCGTCATAACCTGTGTCGGGTTAGCCAAGTGTCGAATAGTGTCCGCAAGGTTTTGCGTAGCCTGATCAGCTGACATGCCATGGACGGTCATGGTAGCAACAGCCGCTGTGACTTCATCCAACGAAATGTGCAGGTTAGAAGCAAGAGGAGTAACGGAGTGTAGCGATCCTGCCAATTCCTGTAGGGTAGTCTTCCCTTCACCGACAGCAGTAACCAGTTTAGACATAACGGTAGCTGCCTGATCGGCACCCAAATGATAGTCAACCAAAGAGGTAGTGACAGCGTCGACCGTGGTTCCCAGGTCTGCCTGTTCAATCTTTGCACCCTCAGCAGAGGCCTTGAGGATAGTTAGAGAATCGGCAGCGTGGAATCCGGCAGAGTCAACAGTGTACATAGCTTGGGCAAGCTGTTGGGCGGTGAAACCGACGCCACCCGCCATGTTAAGAATACCGTCCGAAACCATACCCAGGTTGCTTCTAGTTTCACCAGCCGATGTGGTTAGGCGATTCGTCGCCTGTTCAAAGTCAGCTGCCATATGAACGGTTACAGCACCAAGCCCGACGACCGCAGCTGTCGCCGCCAAAGCCCCCGTGCTCATGCCGCCAAAGCCGCCACTCTTTGTAACAGCCGTCATACCCGCTTCGGCTTCACCCATGGCAGCCTTAAACCCTGTGATGTTAGCGGTTAGTACCGCAACAACCGGGGGCAAAAGTCCTTCTGCCACTTAGATCACCTTCGTTAGGAATGCGGCTTCCCATGCTTCGAGATACACCCTAGACATTTCCGGCATAGAGTACTCTAACGCTGGTCTCATGTATGGTCTTGCTGGGAGTCGAACAGAATGGTTCCGTCCGGTAGATCCGCCGAGTTCTTGTATACGACCGTAGATGATCGTAGGGCCGATCTCAGCTTTGGCCCCCGCGAAGCCCTCGGACGAAACCTTCACCGTGATAGACCGCCTGAGAGCACCTGTAACGAGCGCGGGAGCGTCACCGGGTGGTGACGGCGACCAGGTGCCTTTAGGGTGTGAGCGGAGCGCTAGGCCCGTCTGGGCATTCTTCTTGACGATGTTGCCAGCTTTGACTACAGCAAGCTTCGTAGCCGCCTCAGTTGCCTTGACTAGATTGGCTATAGATGTTTGGAATTCGCTTAGTCCCTCAAAGTGAATAGACATACCTTCAGGCATTTACCCACTCCTGTTGTTGAGGGAAATATCCACCCATCCAGGCTCTGCGCTAACCAACTCTCCGCCGTTCTTTAACACCTCAATATATGAGCTGATTTGCAAACCGTAATCGTAGAACGACAATGGTAATTCGTCAACCTGATTCGGAGTGTATCCGTAAGCTTTGCCCCACCAGGCATATTCCAAAGCCTCTTGCCAGTCTGTTTGATATCCCGGTAGCGGTTCAGGCATGTCTTTGCCCGAAAGGAGTGCCTTTACTCGCTCTCGGGCACGGAAGGGGAATCAGGCTTGTCCGCATCATCAGCTGAAACCGGTGCGGGGAACAGCGCCTGAGCAAGAGGAACCGCCAGATGATCCACAGTCACCAGATCTTCAATGGTCAGTTCACCGATCCACTGATCAGCAAGACTACCATCCGACTTTTTAACCTCAGCTGAGTATGGCAGCGAAACATCAGTGGTCACAACACCGATAACAAGATCGGTAGTGTCTACTGCATTCTTGAACGGATGGTTAGGGTCAGAGGATTCAATTAGTACCTGAACCGCTCTCTTGTGCTTAGCGCGCAGATCACTCACGTCTAACATAGTGATCTGGCCACCAGAAGGCAGAACGTGAACGGTAGACATAGCCCGGTATATCCTTTACCTAGACGTACTGAGTGATATCAACAGCATTCTTCACAGTGCACGTAGCGGGACCGAACCCACCAGATGCGCCGATGTTTGTAGTGTTAGCAACAGCTTCGAAAGTAACGTCGTATCGGACAGCTACCTTGCTGGCGTTATACTTGGCTGCCGTAAACGCACACTTCTGCATATCCACCGTGACCGTGATATCGGCAGCGCCGGCAAGACCGTTGTCAAGGAGGAACTGAATCTGCGGCTGGGTGTTCTGAATCATGTTCAGATACGCCGTTTCGTCGGCAGCAACGAAAGTCAACTTGCCAGTGACGGCCAGAGGGCCACGCTGAATGAAGTACGGCGACTGGGAACCCTGCACCGTAAAGATTGGCTCCAAGGTACGCTTGAACAGAATCTCACCGTCAGTAACGGTAACAACCTTAGTGCCACCAGACGCCGGTCCGGCGACACCCAACACACCACGCCAAGGAGCGATAGCCTGAATAGCGGACGGAGAGTTAGTTGGAATAGTACCATCAATAGTTGACGGATAGCAAGAGCCCTTAGCGTCATACTCAAACAGATTCGACTCGGCGTTGAACTTGAGATTCAACTCAGACAGGCAAGCACCCGCATACACTCGGGTAGAAGTCGTCGCAGCCGGGCCCTGAAAGTGCAGGAACGTGTGCGAGACGGGCTGACCCTGACCCGAGTTGAGCAGAGAATACTGTCGGGTGTAAGGGGCGGTGGCTACAGAAACGTTCTGACCGGCAGCGTAAGTGTATCGAAGAGCTGTGGTCAGCGTAAGAGTGGTAGTACCACCACCGGAGAGAACCTTAACAATCTCCTGGTTAGGTGCAGTGGTGCCCACATTCAGAATGTTACCGTTAGCAATACCAGTACCGGAAGTAACCGTGAGCGAGGTAGAACCAGCCGAGTTAGTGCCTGTGGTGGTGGTAGACGTACCAACCGCACCCTGAGCCGAGTTGTCGCCGAAAACGTTAGCCAAAAGATAAGGAAGAGAATCACCATAGACTGGTCCCGAGAGAAGAAAGTCAGTCTTGATCACACCCTCAACCTTATTGTACAGCTCAGCCATAGATCCACGCAGAGCCTTGTCGTCAAGCCACACAGGCTTGTCCTCGGGCTCAAACTTGGTGAACGGAATAGTTGCGGTGGGAGTTGTAACGGCAGTACCCTGGGTTGCTTCCGTGGCGATTCCAAGATACTGCTTGACAGAAGTGAAGGTAGTGACAGGCATTAGTTATCCTTAGAATCAGTTACGGAATCCCAGCAAACATCCGGAGCGCCGATCGGCCACTCCACAACATCACCGTGATTAACTTCTAGACCACGGGCGACATACACTCGGGGGGTTTCGGAAGTGTAAACAAACAGGTTCTTGTGATCGCTTGCCGAAGAAACAAGCGGAACCGGTTCATTCTCCATTTGCGGATCCACCTGATCGGTGTCTGGCATAAACTCAACCATCACATTCCCTTACGCTTGAATCATCATGATTGCATCGAACTCAATCAGCAGATACTGCTTAACCCAGTTCTCTTTCACTTCCGGTTCAGAAGAATTCCAACGAATCCACGGCTGGCCACCCTCGCCAACAATGAAGCCAATACCGGTACCAGCCTCGAATCCGCCTGTGCCCATATTCCTGTCGGTGCGAATCTTCTGAACAATACTGTCCCGCAGTTGGTATGTGTAATCCTGCATATCCTCAACATAAGGCTCAGTGGACGCCACAAACACATGCAACTGAACTAGCGCATGAAACTCCTTCAAGCCATCCGTAGAACCAGCCATAGCCCTACGCTCTTCATAGCCGGAAGGACACTGGACAATCATGTGAGAACCAGAGGCAGTACCAGGCGGTTGGCCAATGAACGCGTCGTTCATGTCAACTTCCCGAGGAAAACCCCGGCGGACAGCACCCAAGCCAGAGACCGTAGGATTACGATAGGAACGAGTGTTGGTATCGTAAGTGGAGCCGCCGAAAAACTCGCACACCTTACGTACAATCAGAGACTCATCCGATGGCATTACCGCACCCTTCGGTAAGGTTCAAGAGTGCGTAGGGCCTCGTCAATCAAGGGCTCACCAGCTTGACGCTGACCAGACGTAGCAGAAGGCCTAGCCAAAGACCCCGGAAAAGCGGTATTGGCGGGCGTGTCGGTGCGTCGAAGGCAGATAGCAACACCTAGCATGATGGTTGCCAGATGAATATCCGGCGGCAAGGCTGAGACACCAATTGCGTTACCGGTGCCAGCAACGAACGTATGCGTGAACTGGAGAGCGGCAGCAAGTGGTACGGTAGCCGGGCCAGTAGCGGGAACAAATCCGTTGGCCACTGTTACAGCCTCGCGAGAACCAGGATCAAGGATCCTCAATACCTGTCCCGCAATAATGCCGGTAGCATCCGCGACCTGAATGCTTGACGTGCCCGAAGTGGCCGTGGCAGACAAAACAGTGTTTGTATACCCTGCTACGTAAGTCCACTGGGTAAAGAATTGCGTATTATAGGTGAAGGTACCGAACTGCAAAGGACCAACGTTGGTTGACAAATTCAGTGGGCCGGAAGTAATAACAATCTCCCTACCATCCTCAATCCACGATGTGGTGACATCTAATGCGGTGAGAGCGTTAGGAGTGGTTCCGGTACTGACAGAGGTAAGCGAAACAACAGGTGTATGCCAGGGCTTGTGAATCAACTGACCATAACGATTGGTTTTGGTCCGCTCATTTTCCACCTGCACATGTGCTTCTAGAGGTTGTTCGCAGTGATTGTCAACCCAGAAAGAAGCCTCAAGAAGAATCTCATTCAACTGTTCTGTCTGGTCTGCCAGGGAAGAGCTACCAGAACGCAGGTTGAGCAGGTCAAGGAAAGTGGGATGAGCCTTGAAGGCTCCCACTTGAACGAACGGTGTAGTCAGCATTACTTCACTTTCCTGACCCTAGGTGCCCGCTTGGTCTTCCTGACCGTGTGCTTGTGTGCAACATGCTTATGTGCAGAACCTTTGCGTTTATGCAACGAGAGTCTCATCTTGGCCCTAGTCGCAGGCGACATCGGTTTACGATGGACCTTGACACCAGCTGCTTTACGTTTAGCAGCGGCTGCTTTAAGAGCGTTCGATAGGTGCGTTCGTTGGGCAGCGGTGAGAACTCTACGTTTCGTCAGTTTGCGCTTGACACTCTTCTTGCGCTTGAGACCCAAAGCTTTGCGCTTAGCGGCGGCTAGTTTCAGGGAAGCACTCAAATGTGCCTTGGCTTTAGCTGACATCGGCTTGCGTTTACGGTTAGCAGCTGCTCTTTTGGCGGCGGAAGAGCGACGCTTGTGCAACGCAGCGCGGATCTTTGCTTTAGTGGCAGCTGAGAGCTTATGCCCCCTACGGTGTCTCCAAGCCATTTACACTCACCATAACCCAGTGGCCAGGTGCAACCTGACCAATATCTCGGGTGGTATGATCCGTTCTGACCTTGTTTAAAAGATGCAGGTTGCCTAGATAGTCGACTTCGTAA